CACGCGACCTTATTGGTCTACGCCTGCCGGAATCGCTATCGTGGTGGTTGCCGGCTCCATTCTCATATGTATACTTCTCTGTCTCGGCATATCCGCTATCGGCACTTTGGGGGATCACGTTGCGACGAATCCCTGATGATGAACAGTCATGGGCAATGTCGAGTGCGTCAACAACATCTGGCGTACCCAACGACAAACCACGGGATGCTACTGGCCGATGGGTGCCGAGCGACGAGACGGCCGAGCGTGACGCTGCTGCGGCACGTCTACGTACTCGTGGTACTTCGTACCACGACATCATGCTGGCGCTGGGCTTTGACTCTGACGCTTCCGCGTACAACGCGGTCAAGCGTCGCATGCTCGCCATTGTGACCGAGCCTGCCGAAGAAGTGCGTAAGGTCGAACTCGCGCGTCTTGACAAGATGCTGGTGCATCTTGAAAGTGTGGTCGAGCGGGAGCACATCAAGTTGGCCGGTCACGACGATCGCGAGTTGTTGGATGATGGTCCGCTGATGAAGGCGATCGAGACCCAGCTGAAGGTGCAGGTCAGGCGGGCGGCACTCCTCGGTCTCGACTCCCCGGTCAAGATCGAGCAGACCAACTATGAGGTCACGGTGACCGGCGTGGCCACGGAGGACTTGAAGTAGTGTACTTGTCCTGCTAGGATAGTTGGCATGGGAATCACACTGCGCACCTTCATGTTTCTGATCGCGGTAGTTGCGATCGGCGTTGGCGTGGCCGTCATATTGACAGGCGTCGGACACTCTTCGGGACCTCGTTTCCCGATGACTGGATTCCGTGTGTCTGTCGACAATTCGCCTCGGTACGGACACTCACATCGGGAGATGTGAAATGAGCGAGATCAAGGTGCCAGAGAGTGTATCTCGTGGTGTGGCACGTGATGCCATGATCGCATGGGGATATAAGTGGGATCTCACGTCGAGAGAGATCGACTCAACCATTCTCAGTAACCCCGGCTTGCGTGCGGCTATTGAGAGTGCGTATCGGGCCGGCTACGAAAATGGTCGCACCGAGAGTGCACGGCGAGTTGGTCAGCAGTGAATATCTTCGGATGGATCATGCTCGGCGTATCCTTGACAAACGCGTTGGTTTTTGTTGGGTATTGCATTCAACGACGTGAGATGCGCAAGGCTGAAGTTGAGTTCATGGCAGAATTGCAACGCCGTATTGAACATCGATGATCAGCGTGGGAACGCGGACGCTCGTTGCCGCGTCGTGTTCGAAGTGCCTGCGGCTGTTGGTGGGCGCCTCGTTTGGCCGGCACGTGCGGCCCGGCGACAAGTATCCGTACCTGGACTACCGGTGCGTGCCGTGCAAATGGGGAGTGAAGGTGAGCAGTAATGCGAAATAACGATCGTCTCCCGTGGTGGCTTGCCGTACTTTTCTTCATCTGCACTTCGGCTAGTGTATGTCTGATGGTCGTCGTAGTGTGGGCGATCATCCGATTGATCTACCGGTATGCATAGCTGGGGCGAGCCCGATTGGCCGATGCCGTGTTCGCGTGGCCGGCGGCGTGTGCTACGACGTGAGCGTCAGATCCAGGCGGTACGCGAGGTACTTGGGTGGACGCCCACCGGTGACCGGTTGGACGAGGAGATGACCGAGACGCTCGGCGAGATTGTGGACATGGTGAATGGCACACGTTAAGTTCGCACCGTGGGGTGGCGCCAGGGAGCTGTTCACGGCCAAAGAGGATGAGATCCTCATGGTCGGACCGGCAGGCACGGGTAAGAGCGTGGCGTGTCTCTGGCGAATGCACACCGCGTGTCTGCTGAACCCCGGCATGAGGGGACTGATGGCGCGTCGGACCATGATCTCGTTGACCAGCACGGCGCTCGTGACATGGCGGGAGAAGGTGGTGAAGCAGGCGCTCGCTGAGCACGTGCTCTGGTACTACGGTGGTTCCAAGGAGGAACCGGCTCAGTACCGGTACCGCAACGGGAGCGTCATCGTCATCGGTGGACTCGATAACCCAGACAAGATTATGTCATCCGAGTATGATTTGATCTACGTGCAGGAGGCGATCGAGCTTCGCGAAGACGACTGGGAGAAACTCACGACACGTCTTCGTAACAACGCACGAGATCCGATGCAATTGATAGCGGACACGAACCCTGGTGCGCCGACCCATTGGCTGAGAGGCAGGGTCAATCGTGGCGTGACGAAGGAGATTCTCTCGCGTCACGAGGATAATCCGACATTGATGCGTCGTGACGGTACGCTTACACCGAGCGGCGAGAAGTATCTCGCTCGGCTGGATCGGTTGACCGGCGTGCGATACGAGCGGTTGCGCAAGGGGAAGTGGGTCGCGGCCGAGGGCTCGATCTATGATATGTGGGATGACGCGATACATCTCGTGGATAGGTTTGAGGTACCGATCGAATGGACGCGGTACTGGGCGATAGACTTCGGATTCACGAATCCATTTGTGTGTCAGTGGTGGGCCGAGGATCCCGATGGACGATTGATCCTCTATCGCGAGATCTACATGACGGGGCGGACGGTTGACGAACACGCAAAGACGATCATGGCGCAAGTATCTCGGGCGAACCGCAACTATGTTCATCCGGCGGGACAGCAGAGGTACGCGCATCAGGGTCGCGATTGGATCGAGCCAAAGCCTCGCGCGATCATATGCGACCATGACGCTGGGGGTCGCGTGGTGCTGGCGCGTGAAGTGGGTCTATCGACCGTCGCCGCTCACAAGGCGGTGGACACTGGTATCCAGGCGGTTCAGCAGCGACTCCAGTTGGCCGACGAACGTCCTCGACTCCAGTTGATGCGAGACTGTGTGGTCGAGCGCGATTCGACGTTGGAAGAGCGCAAGGTGCCACAGTGTACGTACGAGGAGATCTCAGGGTATGTGTGGGATACCTCTGAGGGTAAGCCGCCGAAAGAGGTACCGGACAAGGAGGATGACCACGGCATGGACGCGGAACGATACATGGTGGCGCATCTGGATCTGAGCACTCGTCCGAATATACGATTCATGTGAGGAATGATGACATTCGTTTGTGAGTCATGTGCGAAAGGTCAACATCAGGACTGCCGTAACGGTACGTGGTGCGACTGCATGCATAGAACGGGAGAATGAGATGGAAGATCCTTTTGGTTTGGCGGAGCGCATCAAGGCGTCTAGCGAGACTCTTGATGCACGTCGCGCTGAGATCGAGAAGCGCAACGCGGACAACGATCGGCGCATCGTCGCGTTGAATCAAGAGCTGGCCAGCCAAGGTGCTAGTGTTGATCCGAATAGCATCACGCGAGCGCTACTCTCTTCGCTGGCTGAGCATCTCTTCGGCGACATGAATTACATGGCACGGCTGGATTTCGAAGATCGATACACGCGTAACATCGAAACCATGTTGCGTAACATGGAGGGTGAGGTTCGACGGGCCAAGCTGACCGCTGGCATCCATCTCAACGGCGGACGGCCCCGGTGACCACGTACGAGTCGGCGCACCGCGTCCCCCGGAGTCGGCGTATTCCATGGAACGCGGTGCGCGCCGCTGTCGGGCGGGCGGGGCTCGCCGTGGCCGGCGCCGGGGCGCTCGCGGGGGCCGCCTGGTGGACGTTCGGTACCGGCGCCGGGCTCGCCGCGACCGGGCTTGCCGCCTTTCTCTTGGAGTGGCGTTTCCGCAAGAGCTAGTTAGCAGGCTACTGTTCACCCTGTGGAATCGATGTTCGGTGGGATCGCGACAGTGCTGCGTGGCGCTCTGACGCGGACATCCGAGCCGCCGGTCCCCTACTCGAGTGTCGCGCAGACCATGGGCTCGCGCGTTTTCGGGGGAGATGGACGGGTATCCACACAGCGCGAGCTGAACGCGTATGGCGGTTCGGGTGTCCTCTTCTCGATCGTGAACCGGCTGGCTACCTCGACCGCAGCTGTGAAGTGGCATCTCTATCAGAAGGCGTCGAGCGGGCGTGAGGAGGATCGTGAGGAGGTCACCTCGCATGCCGCTCTTGACCTGTGGAACACGCCGGTTCCCGATTTCCTTGATCAGAATGACTTGATCGAGGCGTGTCAGCAGCACACCGATCTGACCGGCGAAGGTTGGATCGTGTTGACCAAGGTTGGCAAACTGCCTATCGGCATGTGGCCGGTTCGTCCGGACCGGATGCGTCCGGTCCCCTCGCGTCAGAAGTTCATCGGTGGCTACATCTACACTTCGCCGGATGGCGAAGAAGTGCCACTCGATCTCGATCAGGTATTACGACTCAAGTATCCGAATCCGAATGACATCTTCCGTGGTATGGGTCCCGTTCAGGCGATCCTCGCGGATATTGACAGCTCTCGGTATTCGGCGGAATGGAATCGTCAGTTCTTCTTAAACGGTGCCGAGCCGGGCGGCATCATTGAGTTTGATCAAATGCTCAGCGAGCCTGACTATGAGAAGATGGTCAGGCGTTGGCGCGAACAGCATCAGGGAATCAACAACGCGCATCGCGTTGCGCTTATTGAGGCTGGGCATTGGGTCGATCGCAAATTCTCGCAGAAGGATATGCAGTTCGCTGAACTACGTCAGCTGTCCGACGACAAGATTCGACAAGCGTATGGGTTCCCGAAGGCGGCACTCGGCGACACGGAAGACGTGAACCGAGCGAACGCCGAGACTGCCGATGTCATCTTCGCGAAGCAGCTCACTATCCCTCGTGTCGAACGATGGAAGCGCATGCTCAACTTCCGTCTCCTGCGCATGTACGGAGATGAGAAGCGATACGAGTTCGACTACGATTCTCCGGTCCCCGAGAACGAGGAGCTGGAGAACGAGACGCTACTCAAACGCGCGCAGGCCGCCTCGATCCTGGTGTCGGCTGGCTGGGAGCGCGCTGAGGTATTGGAGACCGTGAACCTCCCCGCGATGATGGCCGCTCCCGAACCGCCGCCGGCGACCAGTGGCGACAAGGTTCAGATCCCCATGCCCAGTGCCCGACTGTCCACTGTGGAACGTCCACGTGCGACCGTCGAGGCGCCGCCGGAGGACGTGCCCGGCCAGCTTCCGCCCGACCAGCTTCCCGACGTCTCCCCGATGCGCGTCGCGCTCGACGCTGCCCTGTCCGGTCTCATGGCGACGTGGGCCGGCATCACAGCGGCCCAGATCGCGGCCCTGGTGGCGGCTGTGGCGGTCGCTGCTGCCGATGGGGTGCTCGCGGACCTCCTCACTCTGGCGGTGCCCACGGGGCCGGCTGAGGACGCGCTGGGGGACGCGATGCAGGCGCTGAGCCTGACGGCTGGACGGCTGTTGGCCGTCGAGGCGGAAGCCCAGGGAGTACACATCGGCGTGGTTGCGGTACCTCGCGCCGAGCTTGACGACGTGGCCCGGGTGACGGCGGGCCTGTTGACCGACGAGCTGCGGGTCTCCGCCGCCCGGGCAGCGATGATCACCCACGGGCCGGCGGTACCCGCGTCGGTGGTCGAGGACGCGGTGCGGGAGCGACTGGAGGGCTTGTCGACGGCCAGCACGGAGAAGCAGCTCGGCGGGTCGCTGCACGGCGCGATGAACGCGGGGCGCGTCGCGACGCTGCGAGCCGGTCCGGTTGGCGCCGTGTACGCGCAGGAGATGAATGACCGGAACACGTGCGGTCCGTGTCATCAAATCAATGGTAAGTGGCTGGGCAGCACGAACGATCTCGCGCGTATCGAGTTGTCGTATCCGGCTGGCGCGTACGGGGGATATGTGGGTTGTCTTGGTGGCGTGAACTGTCGCGGTACCGTAACTGGAGTGTGGCGAAAGGGGAGTGACAAATGAGAATCAAGATGTATAAAGACTCGCCTATCGTTCGCACTAAGTCAGAGAATCGCGTGTGGTATCGAATCGAGAACCACGGTACGTCGGCCGATATCTACATCTACGATGAGATTGGCTGGTTCGGCTGCACGGCGCAAGACTTTGTGGCGGCATTGTCGCAGGTGAACTCATCGCAGATGACGCTACATATTAACTCGCCTGGCGGAGACGTATGGGACGGAATCGCGATCTATAACGCGCTTCTCTCGCATCCCGCAAAGGTGGATGTGGTGGTAGACGGCTTGGCCGCTTCGATTGCGAGTGTGATTGCTATGGCTGGCGACACCGTGAAGATGGGTGTCGGCGCGCAGATGATGGTGCACGAGGCGTCCGGTGGCGCGTTCGGCCCCGCCGGTTTCCTGCGCCAGACGGCCGATCTCCTCGACAAGGCGACAGGTAACATTGCCGCCTTCTATGCGCGCAAGGCGGGCGGGACGGTAGAGGACTGGCTTGCGGTCATGGCTGCCGAGACATGGTACAACGCGGATGAGGCGGTATCGGCCGGCTTGGCTGACAGTATCGTCGAGCCGGCGGTGAGTCCGGTCCCCGTGAACCGGTGGGATCTGTCCATATTCAACTATGCTGGTCGCGACGCCGCACCAGCGCCAATGAACATCGAGCCACCGGCGCCGCCGGAGCCCGAGACCGTGGACGTAGGATCGCTCATCTCTCGGGCGATAAGGGAGGCAATGCAGTGACAACCGTAATTCCTAGTGCGCCTGAAGAGCTTGAGGAGATGCTCAATAACGGACAGGCGCCTAATCCGCAGACTGACAAGCAGGGTTTCGCCGATTTCGTGAAGGCGTACGCGGGGGTCGTACTCAACAAGAACGCTGGCGAACTCAAGCGTGCCGTCAAAGCAGAGGTAGAGCGGGCAACCGCTGAGTACTTCCGCGAGAGTGGCATCCTGAGTGCCCCGCCGGTCGATTTGACGCCGGAGGACGAGGGCAA